TACTCAGCCAATGGAAATTAAAAACTGGATATATGAAAACAACTCTAATGGAGCATTAGCTGCACGAGCAATTGACTTGTATAAGAAGGACCGAGGACTTGGATTTGATAAAAAAACTACGAAGAAACAACCGAGGAATGAAGGTGCAGACTTGTTGGTTAAAACTAACGAACAAACTCAAGTACCTGAATCTAACGAACCTTTCTTCAAAAGGTCTGATATAAAAAAATTATCAGATGAAGAGTTTATGAAATATGAAAAAGATATTTTAAAAGCTCAAAGGGAAGGTAGAATTATAGACTAATTCTATTTTCATTTTTATCAACAACTAAACAAAGGAGTAACTATAATGGCTAAATTCGCTGGTAGTTCAACATATAACTTTGCTTTGTCTGGAAATCAAGCTAATGGTTTTTTCATTCCTGAAATCTATTCAAAGAAAGTACAAATAGCTCTAAGAAAAGCTGCAGTAGCAGAAGCAGTATGTAACACAGATTACATGGGAGAAATCTCATCTTTCGGTGATACTGTTAACATTATCAAAGAGCCTCAAATCGCAGTAGCAGACTATACAAGAGGTCTTGCTGTAACATCAACTAACCTAACTGATGCAGAACTTGTTTTAACTGTAAACCAAGCTAAATCTTTTTCATTTAAGATTGATGACTTAGAGAAGAGATTCTCTCATGTCAACTTCCAAGCTATAGCTGCAGACAATGCTGCTTATGCTTTAAGAGATGCAATGGATGCTAACATCCTAGCAGCTATCTCTGCTGGAGTAACTGAAAATGTAGGAACATCTCTTGGGATGGGAACAACTGCAGCTCCGATTGATATCGGATTTGCTACAGGTGAAATAGACCCTCTAAATCAAATGGCACTTGCTGCTAAAAATTTAGATGAAGCTAATGCACCTGAAGATGGAAGATGGTTTGTTGCTGCACCTGAATGGTACAATCAACTTTCCAACTCTGCATCTAAACTTTTATCAGTAGATTTTAATGCTGGTCAAGGTTCAATCAGAAATGGTTTAGTAGCATCTGGATTACTTAGAGGTTTCCAAATGTACAAATCAAACAATCTACCAACTAATACTGTTGCTAGTGCAACTAGACCTGAAGCTTTATTCGGTCACATGAGTTCAACTGCTGCTGCGTCAAGCATGAACAAAGTGGAAACTGTTAGAGACACAGGTACATTCTCAGATATCGTTAGAGGTTTAATGGTATGGGGAAGAAAAGTATTAAGACCAGAAGTAGTTGGTAAAATTATCTATAAAATAGATTAATTTTTAATACACTATTGGGTGGGGGTAGTAATATCCCCATCCTTTTATTAGGAAAATAATTATGTTAAATAAAATTAAAATACAATTAAAATGTTTACTAGATGATGCTAAACACTTTTGGATGTTTCATAGAAAATTTTCATTAGGTATTATAGCAGGTCTTGTAATCTTATGGATATTAATATAGGAGAAATAATATGCCAATGAAAAAAGCAATGCCTGGTGGAAAAGTAGTAAACAAAGGTAAATACAAACATGGTGGAAAAGTACACCGAAATAAAAAAGGTCATGGTGGAGTAATGACTATAGTAATTAAAAAAGATAAAAATAAGAAAAAATAATAATGGGTATAATGTCTTCACCTGCTTGGACTCGTAAAGAGGGTAAGTCTAAATCTGGTGGACTTAATGCTAAAGGTAGAGCTTCTTACAATAAAGGTAAAACTAAAACTGGTAAGAAAAGAAATCTTAAAGCACCAAGTAAAGTAGTAGGCAATAAAAGAAGAAAAAGTTTTTGTGCAAGGATGAAAGGTATGAAGAAAAAACTTACATCTAAAAAAACTGCAAGAGACCCTAATTCAAGAATTAATAAATCACTAAGAGCATGGAACTGTTAAATGGCTAAAACTTACTTATCAATGACAAATGAATTACTGGTTGAAATAAATGAACCAGAATTAACAACAGTAGCAGGAGCATTAGGTGTACAAAAGTTTGTATCCAATTGTGTTAATAGAGCTTACTTTGATATAGTAGATTCAGTAGATGAATGGTCTTGGTTAAATACTGCAGCACCTCAAAATGAATATTATGGTAATACTTTTGTAGAAACAGTTGCAGGTACAAGATGGTATCTTTTAAAAGCAGGTTCAACTGATATAGATACAGATTATGATTCAGTTAACTGGGATGGTTTTACTTTAACAGAAGAAGGTGTTAGTGGAAAGACTGCTCCTTTTTCAATTAATAAATTAGGTTTTTCTACTTTATCAGATTGGAGAAATAATTATGCTGCTAATGAAGAAGCTAATAAAGCTAACTCACAAACTTATGGAAAACCTTTAAGAGTAATAAGAAGTTCTGATGGTAGAAGATTTGGATTATCTCCAATACCAGATGAAGTTTATAGAATTTATTTCTTTGCTTATAATAGACCAACTGCATTAACTAACGATACAGATAAAGTATTATTTCCAGAACAATACAAACCAGTTTTACTAGCAAGAGCTAGATATTATATTTATCAATTTAAAGATAATATTGCACAATCGCAATTAGCTTTAGATGAATATAAAAAAGGATTAAAAAGTATGGCTGACCAATTAAACTCTCCTCAACCAGAGTATATGTCAGATGTTAGATTTACATATTTATATTAAGGATAAACTATGCCAACTCAAGGAGCTTCAATTACAGTACAAGGTGGCTTGGATTTAATTTCAAGTTCTCATGCTTTATTTAGAACTCCAGGAGCTGCAACTAAATTACAAAACTTTGAATCATCTACTACAGGTGGATATAGAAGAGTTAATGGTTATACAAAATTTGGTGGTAATAGTGCTGTTGTTCCAAGTGGTACTTCAACAGATGCAATGCATGGTATTACTAATTATGCTGATGGAGTAATAGTTGCTCAAGCAGATGATTTATATTTTAGTTTATCAGGAACATCTTATGTTCATATAAATAAAAATACATTTACAGTAGGACCAGGAACAGTTTCTATTAGTAATAATTCAGCAACAGTCACAGGAACAAATACAACATTTACTTCATCTTTTAATCTTAATGATGATATTAAAATAGATGGAAAAATTTATAAAGTATTATCTATTACTAGTAATACTGTATTAACATTAGATAGAGTTGCTGATACAGCAAGTACTCAAAATGGATTAAGTTATTTTATAGGTGGTATTTCTGCATCTAGTTTAGCTGCTGCAACAACTATTAATAGAACTAGTCAATCAAATGTTAAATTTATAAATTTTGAATCTACAGGTGGTTTAAATGGTACTATTTATGGTGTAGATGGAGCAAACAAAATCTTTGAATTTTTTATAGATGATAATAGTAAATATCATTTTCAAGAATTAGAAAGGTCTTCTCCAGTAGGATGTTCATTAATAGAAAGATATGCTGAAAGAATTATTGTAGCTGGTAACACAACTAGTCCTAGTACAGTATTTTATAGTACTAGATTAAAACCTTATGACTTTGAAGGTGCTTCTGCTGGTTCAATTGATATAGGAGATATAATAACAGGTATTAAAGTATTTAGAAATTCATTAATTATATTTTGTAAAAATAGCATATATGAGTTGACAAACCTTGATTCTACTCCTATAATTAAATCAGTAACTAAAAATATAGGTTGTGTAAGTGGTAACTCTATTCAGGAGATAGGTGGAGATTTAATCTTCTTAGCACCTGATGGATTAAGAACAGTTGCTGGTACAGCTAGAATTGATGATGTTGAATTAGGTTCTATCAGTAGAAAAATTTTACCTTTAGTTAATGAACTATTAAATAATTTTGCTGCATTTACAATATCTAGTATTGTAATTAGAGAACGAAGTCAGTATAGATTATTTTATTATCGAACAGGTGAAGCTGATTCTGGTCAAAGAGGAATTATTGGAACATTTAAATATAGTTCTGAAGGTATCCCTGCTTTTGAATGGAGTCAAACAAAAGGAATGCCTGTAAAATTTTGTACTTCTAATTTAAATAGTACAGGTACAGAAATAATTTTTCATTCAGATGAATCAGGATTTGTTTATCAACATGATGTTGGTAGTAGCTTCAATGGAAGTAATGTAGTAGCAGAATTTCAAACACCAGATATGGACTATGGTGATAATGGTTTAAGAAAAAGTTTATATAAAGTAAAGGTTAATATTGAACCTGAAGGAATACAAAACGATTTAAATTTAATTATTAAATACGATTTTGAAAGTTCTGAAGTTCCTCAACCTAGTAACTTTAATGTTGGACAATTATCTGCTCCTTCTTTATTTGGTTCAGCAGTTTTTGGTACATCAAAATTTGGTACAGCTACATTACCAAGTAAAAGTGTTTTAGTAAATGGAAGTGGTTTTTCTAATAACTTTAAATTTTTTAGTAATGATACTAATGCTCCATATTCAGTAAATGGAATGTTTGTTTCTTTTATAGCAGGAGGAAGAAGATAAATTATGGCAGGATATACTAGACAAAGTTCATTAAATAATGGTGATACTATAACAGCACTTTTATTTAATAATGAATACAATCAACTTTTAGCAGCATTTAATAATACTACAGGACACAAACATGATGGTACTGCTGCAGAAGGTCCAGTTATAGGATTAATTGGAGACCCTGGTTTAACAACTCCTTTAAATAAAATTTTAATTGATAGCACTAATGACTTAATTGAATTTTCAATTGATGTTAGTGGTACATCAACAGAACAATTTAGATTACAAGATGGTGCAATTATACCAACAACAGATAATGATATTGATTTAGGAACATCTTCTTTAGAATTTAAAAATGCTTTCTTTGATGGTACAGTTACATTAGATGGTTTAGTAATTGGTTCGGCTACTTCTATTACAGATGTAGATATAGATTTAAATGCAGTATCAGGAAGTGATGATACATTAGCTAGTGCAAAAGCTATTAAGACTTATGTAGATGCACAAGTAACAGCAAGTGATTTAGATTTCTCTGGTGATGCTGGTGGTTCTCAAGCAGTTGATTTAGATTCACAATCATTAACATTAACTGGTGGAACTGGTATTAATACTACTGGCTCTGCACAGACTATGACTTTTGCAATTGATAATACAGTTGCAACATTAACAGATACTCAAACACTATCAGCTAAAACTTTAACAAGTCCAGTATTAGATACTTCAATTAGTGGAACAGCTTTTTTAGATGAAGATAATATGGCATCTAATTCTGCAACTAAACTTGCATCTCAACAATCTATTAAAGCATATGTTGATGCAACAGTAACAAATGAAAATTTAGATTTTCAAGCAGATTCAGGTGGACCATTAGAAATTGATTTAGATTCAGAAACTTTAACACTAGCTGGTGGTACAGGTATAGATACTGCTGGAGCTGGTAATGGTGTTACATTTTCTATAAATAATACTGTAGCTACTTTAACAGATACTCAAACACTAGCAGCTAAAACTTTAACAAGTCCAGTATTAAATAGTACAATTTCTGGTACATCTATTAAAGATGAAGATAATATGTCTTCAGATTCAGCTAGTCATTTAGCTACTCAACAATCTATTAAAGCTTATGTAGATACACAAGTAGCGACAGTTCCAGTTGGAGATATTACTTCAGTTGTAGCAGGTGATGCATTAACTGGTGGTGCTACTTCTGGTGCAGCAACTTTAAATGTAGCTACAGATAATTCATCAATAGAAATAAATTCAGATGCATTAAGAGTAAAAGCATCAGGTATTACTAATGCAATGTTAGCAGGTAGTATTGATAGTACAAAAATAGCTAATGGCAATGTTTCTAATACAGAGTTTCAATATTTAGATGGAGTAACTTCAGCTATTCAAACACAGTTAAATACTAAAGCTACTGCAGGATTTGCTGTAGCAATGGCAATTGCACTTTAGTGTTGACTTCTAAGGAAGTTACCTATATAATAAACAACAAGGAGAAAATATAAAAATGGCACAGGATTTTGAATCAACAGGTACTCAAATCACAAATTCTGAAACTGTTTTATTAACTGCAAATTCTGATGATGCAATCATTGGTTTAAGATTAGCTAATATTACAGCAAGTTCAGTAACTGTAGATATATACATTGATAAAGGTGGAGCAGGAACTGATAGATATATTGCAAAAACTTTAAGTATTCCACCATCAAGTTCAATTGAATTAATTCAAGGTGGAGCTAAAATAGTTTTACAAAATGCAGATGTACTATATGGTATAGCTAGTGCTGCATCAAGTGTAGATGCATGGTTAAGTAGAGTAGATAGTATTAGTACATAATAATAGGAAACAATATGTCAGATATTAATGGAACAGTATATGTAGGTGATATACCTGCATCAGAAAATATTTATCATCATGCAGAAGTGCTAGATAAAAAAATGCAAATTGAATCTGCAGTCCTTGCAGGTCCAGTAACTTTTACAGAAACTGTTACAGTAACAGGAACATTGGTAATA